GAGATTAAACTGGATTTCGACAGACGAGCTGCTAAGCACGGTCAACTGTGATGTAATACTGGGTTGATATGGACTACCCATGAATGCTATACTTATCCTTCACAAAAAATAAAAAGATAAATATGTCATTGATTCAATCCAATTTGACAGAATGTCAAATAGAGGGCGATGGTTCCATAGGAACCCACTCCACAGTTGGTTGTTCCTCTACATGGTACCATCGTTGTACCTTGTGGAGACTGATTCCACCACCCCGTATACCCTGATGGAAAAGTATAAGGAGTTTTACAATTCGCATCCCATGTGTATTGAAGACAGGCGACAGAAACAGAGGATGCGAGTGTTGTAGGCTGATACGAAAGGCATGGATACGATTTTGTATTAGGCTTTAGAACCAAGATAAGGACAATGATAATACCGATGACAAATACAGTGAGTCCAAAGATAATCCAGTTACGATACTCTCGCCAGCATGCTCGTAGTGTAATTCCCCAGCTATCATATTTCTCTTCCACTCCTGTTACAAAGGTGTCCCACGAATTCTTTTCAGGAATCGTGGGAAGCTTGGAAAGATCAAGGCAGATATCGGGCATGTCATCTCTTTCTCTCCTCTGCCCCCATTTCAATTTTTTTATGTCAGATCTAAACAATGAATCAACAGACTAGGTAGGATGTCTCAGGACTACTTTCGACCAAGGGGTGACATTACGACCATCTTGGATCTCACAGATCGAGATGCGCAAGATAACACCTACTTTCCGATCAATACAAATGCATCTTGGTTCCATAATGGGATGTCGAAGACATCCCATACCCTTGGGGACGAGATCACCCCCCATACCCAAACGGTGTACCCCACTACCCTCAGTATTCAAGAGTTTCCTCAGCGTGGTCCCGCGGAATGGGGACAGAAGTTTACCTTTGAACTCGGTTCACTACCGGCAGGAGACTTGTTACAATCGATCATGCTTCAGATCAAACTGGGAAGTTGGTATGATAATTCGATCATTTCTCAATTGACCAATGCGACGATCACTACCACTCCAACTCAACTTCAGAGCTATTGGACCTATATGAATGGGATGGGAACGGGGTTGATCGAATATGCGGATTTCATTGTGAGTGATCAAACGATCGAACGGATCACAGGCGAATTCATCCATTCTCATCTTGTCCTGGATCATGATAAAAATATACAATTTGGGATTCAAGCGGATGGGATCGGATCCATCCCACATTCCTATTTGAACCCAACCGCAGTAGGAGGAACACCATTCGCTCCTTGGCGACCGTATCCAACAGAAGATGGAACAATCTTTTGTATCCTTCCTTTCTTCTTTTTACGAACTAAACTCAAGGAAGTCTTCCCGCTTCTTTCGTGTAATGAGGGACAAGTTCGTGTAGACATCAAGTTTCGCTCGTTTGAGCAAGTCGTTCGCCGATCCATCGGTTATCGTGCGACAACAACGGATACACCATTATCAAAAACCGTTCCGTTTGTCCTAACGAGCGATTATACAACTCCCTTCCTCGCAACTACCGCATCACAGCCTCCTGCGTTTCGTGATATTCGTTTGGTTACGGCCACTGCGTTAACCACAGGAAGTATAAGAGATAAGTTTCTTCGAAACCCATTTGAGCAAATGGTGAAATTGGTACAGAACTTTTCCTTTGAAGAACCATTGAAATACCTCGTGAGCAAGGCGAATGCGAATACGGATACGGTAGACATTCAATTGCCCTTGGAGCTCAATCATCCTGTTGTGGAACTTCGTTGGATGTTTCGCAGAAAGGCGGCGCTTGTCAATAATGAATGGACGAATTTCACACCGTCCATCGGCTTGGAATCGAGTCCTACGACACACTATCCGCCGTGGCTTCAAACGGCTACGATTCGTATTAACGGATCAGAAGTGATTACGGCAGAAGGGGATTGGTTTCGACATCACATTGCGACAAAGCATAGTGGAGGAATCACGGCCTATCAATCGCATCTGTATGGATATTCCTTCTCAGAGGATCCTGAATCTCATCAGCCGAGTGGTTCGGCCAACATGAGCCGTGCGACATCCGTTACGTTGACGCTGCGTGTGAATCAACCGATGGCGATGGATCTAACGACCCTTCGCAATCCGTCGTGTCAATTCGATCCGGCAGTGATCGGTGGATGGGAAGTGTTTGTGTACGCAGTTCATTATAACTGGTTACGATTCGAGAACGGCATCTGTAACCGAATGTTCACAGACTAATGTCTCTGATAGCACGTGTTCCAATACATAATCAATGTTCAGCACAATGGTATCATCGTGATCCGCAAAATACCATACGATATTCTGGTGCTCGGCGCAGAACTCAATGGTCGACCAGACATTCGTTTCCCATGTTAATTTGTAAAAGTCCATTGTACAAAAATCTCGAAGAACACCGCGAGAATGTTCATAGAATCGATCAATGTAATTACGAGGAGTGATAAAGAATCCGCCACAGAACCGCCAATGGATTGATTCAACACTAAAGAGTTGGCCGATCGACCAGCATCCAGGGATCACCATTTTGGTAAATCGTTTTTGATCTAGATCCGCCAGCTTTTGAAGAAACCGATCGGAATGACGTACAATTTTTAAGATCCCATAATCGATCCAACTGAAGGTATCGATCTCAGGCCATCGCTCGGCTGCCTTTTTCACAAACTCGATCTTGGTATTCATGAGGGAAAAGAACTCTTTCGTATCCTTTTCAGGAGTACGACCAGAAGGAAGATCACGATCGTATGCCATTCCCATACGATACAATTCAAATTCGGTAAGAGGCATTCCGATCACCGTCACAGTGGAGGGAAAGATTCGAAACTTATACACCAAACTTGGATCGGTAAATAATGTGATCGGAATGCCACTGATTCCAAGATCGTAAAACAAATAGAGATAGTCCATGAATTTTTCAGGTTTACCATAAATGTCGTAGTAACATGTTACCAACATGATTACTAGAATATAGTGTTTGTAGCTTTAAATGCTACGCATCCTGAAGTGTATAAAGGCAAATATCGGAAGAGTAAGAAGAATGGTGGCGAGTCTCTTAAAAGTGATTGCCTCAGGGATTCAGGATGAACGTCTGAACTTCAAGTCCACCCTGTATCCCTTTCGAAAACTATGGGTCAAGGCGGGACGATTCACAACTCGATGGGAACGATTGGATTTCGAGAATACGCCCACGTTTGGCAATACGGGATTCTTTCGGATTCTGAGAAAGGGTCATCTAGTTACACGTTTGTATCTAGTGGCAACAATGCCTGATATTTATACTACACAGGCGCAAGCCATTGCGGCAAATGGAGGCCAGCAAGCCTATCCACAATTTGGCTGGACGAACTCGTTGGGTCACGCTCTCATCCAGCAACTCACCTTAGACATTGCGGCAAGTCGTGTGGAGACGCTGGATAGCCGACTATTAGAGATTCTAGATGAGTTTCATACGCCGTTGGAAAAAGTTCCTGTGATGAATGAATTGATCAAACGAATGGATTCAGGATTCACGGAAACAAGTTTTGGATGGCCTCAAGGAAATGCGAAGACGGCATCGCTCAATGTCATTCAGGCGGCCGTTACCAATCAAACTCCCCTCCCGCCACCGTATCAAGAAACCGTTGTGGTTCCGCTTCCGTTCTGGTTTACACGAGGAGATACGGGATGTGCGCTACCGATCGACGCGATGTCAATGGATGATATTCGTGTAGGCGTCACGTTCCGCGCATTAAATGGATTGTATTACACACCGACACAACTACAGAGTAATCGATCGAATGCGGACGGCACATCCCTCGCACCCCTTTTGGGATCTAATTTTTATGCGCACGATCCGATCCAGAATCCAAATCAGACCCCACTCAGAAATACGTATGGGACCATTCAGATGCCGCTCACACTTCTGCTAGGTGATTGTCACATTATGGCAGAGTATGTCTATTTGGATCAAAATGAGGCCAACCGATTTCGTCTCGCGGATCTTCAGGTTCCTGTGGTACAACATTATGCGATCAATCCACATGACACGCAAGGACTTTTAAACGCCCGAATCCGTTTAGACATTCCCAATCCGACTCGCGATCTCTATTTCATGTGTAATCCATACATGGCATCATCCTATAATGCGCATTTCTTGGCGACAAGAGACATGACAGGAACGACCAATACATCTCCAATCAATGATCAGTACCCGTGGTGGCCGGATGCGGTAGGTCTCTATGCGAATCGTCCGAGTGAATACATGCGACCCGCGTTCCAGTTATCGAATTCGGAGCCGATCTCGGGGTATGAATTGACGTATCAGGGTTCACTCGTGCGATATCGCACCGAAGCGCCTGCGTTGTTTCGATCGATTGTTCCGTCGTATGAACAACGAAAATCGCCATGGGTGAATCGGTATTATTATAATTTACCACTAGCAATTCAGAATGGATTCACTCCGTTTTCGAGGCCGAATGGGGAGGCGAATTTGGACAAGATCACCAATCGCGATCTGATTCTACAGTTTCGTACTCCCTATGGAAATACATCGGGTTTGAATGTGGGCCGTTTCACAGTATACGTTTATGCGGAAACCTATAATATGTTACGTGTGTATGGCGGACGAGCAGGAATGATGTTTGCGTATTAATGTTTACGAGACTTGCGTTTGTTACGTTGGGTTCTGCGTTTTTTAGTCTTACTACGTTTTCTACGTCCACCTTGTTTATTTAAATGATCCAAATAACCATCGATTCCTCCATGTTCCTCTATTGCCTCATAATGATCTAGTAAATGATTCTGCATAAAGTCTGAATATGAAACACCAAAATGTTTCTGAACTTGAGCATCTCTTCTTTGTATCGTGGCTTGTTCTGCAGCATTCGAAGCAGTGTTTCGGTTAATCTCTTCTTGGGAACGACTTGCTAGTCTGGCATTTTCAGCAGCTTGTTCGGCTAACGCTGGATAACGGGCATGTGAGTTAGCAATATGTTTTCTTTCCACGTTGGTTTCATTTGGACCATTAGGTTTTATAGGAGCCGATGTCGTAGGGGCATGAGATATATTTGTAGTATTATTAAATTCTAGAACCTTCGAATTACCCCATTTTACTTTTTTATTTTTAGATGACATTCTACCATACTATTCGAAAATTATTAAAGATGCTTATGGGCATGGGTTTTCTTTTTGGCAGTACGTTTTTTGACCCGTTTTGATTTTTTGGTACGAACAGGGCCGTATCCCATCTCAAGCGCGAGATCATTTGCTCTCTGTTTGGCGACGGTTGGTGACCATGTTTCATTTCGTTTACGAGTAATGCGTTTGACGTTATTTGAATTCGTACTGGCTTCTACTTCACGGCGATAAGTAGCCAGTTCTTGGAGCATCTGCTGATTCTTGCGTCGGGCGTTGTTAAACGCAGGGGAGCGGGGTGACATATAATTGGAATCATCTCGGAAGTGAACGCGTACCATCTACTTAGTGCTTGCGAGTCTTGCGTGATTTGTGTTTACGTGTGCCACCTCTTGTTTGTTGAGTTCTTGATTGTACTTGGACAGGATAGGTTTTGCCATTGTATGTAACGTATAATATGTCTGGAGAAGGTTGCGTGGTGGGCGGAGGCGTGTTAGGTAAACCTGTAGATTGTGCGGGAGAAATTGCGGGAGCATTTGCGGGGGCATTTGCGGGAGCATTTACTGGAGCAGGTTGTGCGTTGGATGAAACTGTAGATTGTACGGGAGCATTTGCTGGAGCATTTGCTGGAGCATTTGCTGGAGCATTTGCTGGAGCATTTGCGGGAGCATTTGAGGGAGCATTTGCTGGAGCATTTGCGGGAGCATTTGCGGGAGAAATTGCTTGGGCATTAACTGGAGCATTTGCTGGAGCAGGTTGTGCGTTGGATGAAACTGCCGGTAAAGGTGAAACTGTTGGACGAAGAGCAGGTGGAGCACGGCTTTTACGAAATGTTTGAGCGCGCTTTTGCCTGTTGGATTGTATACTAATATTAGGTTGCTGACTATTTTTTTCTATAGCATCTTTGTAATTGGGATGATTTATTATATTCCTCATCCGTTGCGCATTTTCAGGAGAAAGTGGCCTTTCTAGAGTACGAGTAGTAAGACCTGGTGGTTTAATTTTGTTCATGGCATTTTGTCTGGCGGATGGCCACATCTCTATTATATCATAATATATCATCTAGACCACGCAATAAAAAAATTGAAACATAAACCAAATGTAATAGATAGTCAACCATGCGTATCATTAGCTTTAACATCAACGGAATCAAGTCCATGACCAACAAACTGAAAAATGGAGAAAAAATAGGCGGACCCACCAACAATGTATTAACCAGCCTGATTGAGGAACAACAACCTGACATCTTGTGTTTCCAAGAACTCAAGACGCAGAACGTAGGCGATCTCGCCTTTCTTCGCACCTATTACCCCCACATTTATACGAATCTTTCCAAGAGCAAGAAGGGATATAGTGGGGTAGCTCTTCTTACCAAAGAAGAACCTGAATGGGTGGAGACAGACTTCTCCCGGTATCCGGAGGAGGTGATCGGAGACTACGGCATCCATGAGTTCACTCAGGAGGGTCGGATTGTGATCGCTAAGTTTCGATCGAAGACCGTGATTACGGTCTATACTCCCAATGCTCAACCGGAACTGGCGAGAATCCAAGAACGGATCGCTTGGGAAGAGGTTCTGAGAATGTACATGATCGAGATCCAAAAAGAGTTTGATCTTCCGGTCATCCTCTGCGGAGATCTGAATTGTGCTCCACAAGAGATCGATATCCATAACCCAAAGTCAAATCGCAAGTCTCCTGGATTTTCGGATCAAGAGCGATCGGAGTTTCAAAAGATGATCGGATCGGGATTTCTGGACTCCTTTCGAATTCGGAATCCGGATCAAGTTGCCTATTCGTATTTCTCGAACTTTGCCAAATCGAGATCTCGGAATGTTGGATGGAGGATCGATCATGTTTTGGTTTCGAATCGGATCGGAGATCGGATCCGGAGGGTGGAGATGTTGGGAGAGTATTTCGGATCGGATCATGTACCGGTCATGATCGATCTGGAATTATAGATTAATAAGTGAAATATCATGTAAAAATCGAATAGATGCTGTTTCTACGAGTAATCCACCGTTCGCGTAAACACCATACGTCAAATAACGATCCGAAGATTCAAGAGCAAAATGCCATATGGTATAGTTTCCAGCAATAGAATAAGGTATGGTACGATGATGAAGATAAGACATTAGTTTGTATTTTTTACCAGTCATAAAGATGGAACCGGTGATCATTTCGGTATCGTGACGTTGTTGATCGGTCAAATTCAATACGAGAAGACATTGTGCTCCTGCCATGACAAGATCCGTTGTAAGATCGCAAAAGAGATCGGGTGAGCAAACATAGAGCTGATTCTCGATCCGTTCTGAACATGTTACATGACGAAACGAAGATTGGCCGATCATATCAACAGGCAGGTATCCGTTTCGTTCTGTTTTTACAAGTGTTCCTTTACGCAAGTGCTCAATAGGAACATCTTTTTCTTTTCCTTCTATCAAACATTGAATTAAAGAACCCTCTAAAAACCCCTGACAAAGAGAGTTCATAAAACTACAGCATCGTTACATTATTTAACAACCTTAAAGTTCAGCCCAGCCGCCTTGTTATTGTATTTAGGAAACGATACAATGGCTTCACGGCCGTATTCGGTAAAGGGAATGGTACCCTCCCATGCCGCCCCCGTTTCGACCCATTCACTCACTTGTTTTGTTAAGACAAGAAATCCAAGTGAGTTTCCACGAACGCCACCTTCTTTTAATTGTTTCAAAAGACTCAGACCTTCTTTGAGTCGATCTTCTTTTGTTTTCTCTTGTTTTCCCATCCTAAACTACCTATGTAGATAGGTAGTTTAGGCCAGTAAATACACAAATTACTGAATAAGCGTATACACACTTGAGTTCATATGAAATGACATAGAGTGAGTCACCAACAAACCATTGGCAAGAACACCATAGGTATAGGCACGGTCAGTGGACTCTAATGAAAAGTTATAGAGTGTCGTCGCACCAACCGTAGGGGAAAGCACCGCATCCGAGTGGGCACACACGGGCAAACAGAACTTTTTATCAACCGTACAAATACGCCCCAAGACCGCAATCATCTGACGCTTGTCCGCATCGGTTGTGCTGTCAACAAGTGTGACGCAACGACCACTGATGGTTAAATCTTGGGTAAGAGACGGAATCTTATCCTTGGACAAGACATACAGACGATCCGCAGATGGGGCGGCGGAATCCGGAATGGTGACGGTGCGGGAACCGATTGCGTCCACGGCCTTGAATCCCTGGAGAGAGGTCTTGACAAGCATTCCCTTGCGCAGATCCTGAACGACCACGTACTGCTCAACGTCGTTTACCTTACACATAATCATAGTACCTTCTGTGAATCCAACAATCGGAAAGGGAGTCGCCACGCGAGGAGCAAATGTACCACGCTGAAATCCATGTTGAGTTGCCATGTTCTATCTATGAGCCTGAAATTTAACCCAACAATTACTCTCACATGGAGATCGGCAAAAACTTCATGCTACGATGAGGAATGGTGATGAAACCTGGATCCGTATCGTTCTCAGAGAAGAAGAAGCAGAACGATCCGTCACGAATATGAAATCCAAGACAATATTCGATCGCCGTCTTACGAAAACAGAAGGGCGGCGAATACTGTTCAGGTCGCATCGTTTCACGATTGAATTGGACAACGGAATGGTAATAGACACGAGGAGTGCTGTATTTCACATAATGACATACACACCATAGCTTGCCATCGAACTCACACAGAGGGGACGAACCGCGAAAACGGCTGAAAATCGAAGGAGTCGAAAATTTCGTATGAATAATGAGCTGATTATTCTCATTCACGGCACCGATCTCCAATGGATTCCATCCATAAATGAAATTCATCCTATCTTTGGCCGCTGCTACTTTTCCAAGGGAGGTCTCAGGAATCGCAATCCAATTCTTCTCACATTCGGTGGGCTGAGGAGGCTGAATCACACGAATATTGGTCATCAATCGATCATCAGGACGGTACTCTCCAATCGCAATCACAATGTTTCCCGTCGGTGTCAGATTCTTGGAAGAGGCCGAAAAGTAAAGCTGCTCCTTAAAAGTAAATAGGCGAACATCTTCTAGTCCATCCACGTTGCTAGGAAAGGTAGGAGGAAGATCTTCGTTCATGATCGCAATGTCCTCCGTTGGAAAATAGGTCGAATTGAGGTACACCACTCCGTTACGTGTCTTCACATTACCGTCTGCTGAACGCATATGGTAGCAACCACTGCCATCAATCGAATAATTCACGTACCTCGTATTCATGAGCAGACGGCCATCGGTCCATGGAACAACGCAGCAGGACGACACTTTATACTCTTCAAACTGCGGAAAGCTTAACTTAGTATAGGTACCACGATAGGTAGGGCTGAGAAGGGACTCGATGTAATAATGCATGTTGTCCCAGACGTTGTCCACGTAGTGCGGAATGCCGCGATTGATATAGGACACGAGATCGTACAGCGAATCATGACGAGTTTTGCCGTTCACATAGCACGCAAGAATAGTATTTTCGTAATCAAACATGCCATTGTATACAGCGTCCTCAATAAAGAGCACATCTTCTTTGGGATAGGGAATATCCTTACCTTTCAAATAATAATGATAGGATTTATAATGTTGTGATACCTCGCGAAAGTAGCGAGTCATGTGATAGATCGGTTCGGCGCGCTTGGGGTGAAACGTAAACGCACGATTCATCCAGAGTTCCATCTTGCCAATGTCCTTCAAGAACTCGTAACACTTGGCAATCTGATAATGGGCATACCATACTTCTTCATACCATCCACCAAGTTCAATGCGTGTCTTGAAATGAACAATGGCTTCCTTGAAGCGACCGAGATCTTTGAGACTTTGACCGAGGTAAAAATGGGCACGCGCATTCTTGGGATCTTCGACAATCTCCTGTGTCAACAGACGAACATCACGCTCGAACTTATCCGATTTACAGCCACCGTCGTTCTTATCGTCGATGTAGAATACTTCATAGGGAATCTTGGAGGTTGGATCGCCTGACCAGTACTCGTGTGTGGCACCGATACACTTCCACGGGTATCCGCATTTCATGAAGCGAGTATTGAAATACTTGATGTGACCATTGGCCTGAATGACAGTGTATCCGTTGGAGGTCATGTGAAAGGACTTGAAACCAGAAGACGGGACAATGTTCATATCCGCATCGACCGCCATGGCGTAGGTGATTTCTGGATCCCAGTTCAACTCCGTACATAGTTCTTGGGTTTTCTGGAAGGAAATGGTACGATTATAACCGAATGTTCTAAAGGGTTCGACGCTG